GGCACCACCTCAGACCCATTCGCTTTTATACAGCCCGGCATTGGTCAGCCCGCGGCTCTGGCACACGGCATAGACGGCGTCTGCATCGCCCTGCGACACCGGCCCGACCGTTATCATCTGCAGCTTTCCGGTGCCGTTCTGGGCCGTCTGTGCGCCGCTGGCGGCCTGCTCGGACAGCTGTACAGCGTGCTCGCCGGGGCGGTATGTAAACACCTGCCCGCTTGCCGTGGTGAAGTCGTTGTCCAGCCACACCAGCGGGTTGGTGCGCTTGCCGCCCAGGATAACCTCAAAATGCAGATGCGCGCCGAACACGTTGCCGGTCACGCCGCTGTAGCCGATGATCTCGCCCTCTTTAACCCTCTGGCCGTACTTGACGCAATAGCTGGACAGGTGAGCGTACCGTGTCTGCAAGGTCTTGCTTTTGTAGTCGGCGTGTCTGATACGCACCATGTTGCCATAACTTTGCATACCCGTCCGCGTGTGTCCGTCCCAGTCCTGGGTCTGATCCACGGTGCCGTCCTCGGCGGCATAGACCGGGCGGATATACATGTTGTCGATCTGGGTGCGCAGGTCAACGGCCTGGTGCAAACTGCCGTCATTGTAATACCACCCTTGCGTCAGCACGTGAATGTCCAGCGGCCAATGCAGCAGGACCTCTTCATTAGATAGTCTCATTGTATTACCTCATCTGTGTCCATCACCAGCGCCTCGTACTCATTTAGCAGGTCCCGCGCGGCCGGTATGGTCTCGCGGTAACCCCACAGCACAAGCATTACCCGCGCCAGCAGATCTGCTTCCTCGCTCATTCCTCAGCCGGCGGCGTGGGCCACTGCACCGCATACGGAAATCCAGCCTGCTCGGGCACATCGCGCAGGGCCTGCCGGTAGATCTTCCAGTCGGCCTTCACCGTCTTGGCATCGCCCAGCACGGTCCAGTCCGTGGCGGCGATCAGCTTGTCCCGCCGCGCACGCACAATGGCTGCTGCGGCATCGTAGTCGGCCTGCTTGATGATCTCGGCCCACTGGTCGGGGGCCGTCTCCAGCGCGGCGCTGGGTAGCTGTGTTCGCATTTCGTAAGTGGTGTAGCCGTAGCCGCTCCAGGGCGTGTCCATGTTGGACACAGCCTCGCGGGTGATTTTCTGCTCATCCTCATACAGGCGCACCAGCGTGAGGCCGTTGCCAAGGGGCTCGGTCTCAAAGCGGGGGCGCTGCTCATTGCATTCTGCTCTAACCATTTTGTACCACCTTTCTGATTTTCCGGTAGCTTATCACACCGTCCACATGCTTCACGCGGAACCGGTGCTCGTTTGTGTGTTTCAGCTGCCCGATACGGCAGGCAGCCTGTCGGGCCTGTTGCTGCATCGTACAGTTGCGGGGG